CAAGACGAGACTGATGAGCCAAGTACTAACAAAACAAGAGACCCTAAAAGAAATAGTCAAATGCGGTAAGGATTCGGTCTATTTCATCAATAACTATTGTAAAATTTCACATCCTCAAAAGGGTCTCATTCCATTTAGCTTGTATGACTTCCAAAAGGAAGCAATTCAAGACTTTACGGATTATCGATTCAACATCGTTCTAAAAGCCAGACAATTAGGTTTCTCGACTGTAACAGCGGCCTACATTGCTTGGCTTTTGCTGTTTCATAGGGACAAGAACGTTTTAGTTGTAGCTACCAAGTTTACGGTCGCAGCTAACTTGGTAAAGAAAGTAAAGAACATCATGCAGAATCTTCCCAAGTGGTTGAGGATTTCTGACATCAAAGCAGACAATAGAAGTTCATTCGAACTAACAAACGGTTCTCAAGTAAAAGCTTCTTCGACCTCCGGTGATGCTGGTCGTTCAGAAGCCTTGTCCTTACTGGTAATCGATGAGGCTGCATTCGTTGAAGGACTTGATGAGCTATGGACAGGCTTGTACCCAACGCTATCAACAGGTGGCCGATGCATTGCTTTGTCAAGCCCTAACGGCGTAGGCAACTGGTTCCACAAGACTTATTCAGAAGCAGAAACCGGTAAGAACGATTTCCATCCAATAAGCCTTCCTTGGAACGTACATCCCGAGCGCGATCAAGCTTGGTTCGAAAAAGAAACAAGAAACATGTCTGCACGACAGATTGCACAAGAATTGGAATGTTCTTTCAATTCGTCTGGTGATACAGTCATACCTTCCGAGCAACTTGCTAGAATCGATTCGGAAATAAGAGAACCAGTTTATAGAACAGGTTTTGATCGTAATCTTTGGATGTGGGAACAATATGATTCTACAGCCACTTATCTATTGGTAGCCGACGTTGCAAGAGGCGACGGCTCAGACTATTCTGTTTTCCATCTTACAAAATTGGAAACTATGGAAATTGTTGGAGAGTACCAAGGTAAACCAACTTTAGGAGAGTTTGCTTATGTCCTATACAATACAGGCAAGGAATTTGGAAACTGCTTGCTTGTAGTAGAAAATAACTCTTTAGGTATTTCTGTACTTGAAAAGCTAAAGGAAATGGGTTATCCTAACATATACCACTCTACAAAAGGCACACACGATTTTGTTGATTCGGCAGAATCGTTTGATTCGGACAGAGTGGTTGCTGGTTTCACAACGTCTTCGAAGACTAGACCTTTGATCGTTGCCAAGCTAGAAGAGTTTATTAGAAACAAATCTATCAAAACTTATTCGGCAAGGCTAGCATCAGAGTTCAGAACATTTATCTGGAATGATAATCGCGCACAAGCAATGAGATCGTATCACGACGATCTAGTTATGTCACTGGCGATTACTTGCTGGGTCAAAGACACAGCGTTGACGGTAAACCAAAGAGAAATAGAATACAAGAAAGCAATCGTTGATTCTATGGTCTCTACAAACAGTATCTTTACTACTACTATTCCGGGCATGAGAGGTCATAACATAAATGGCTTCAAACAAAATACATGGGATAGGGCAATGGAACAAAGAAACTATAGTTGGCTACTAAAGGGCTAAGAAAATGGCAAAACAAGATAAAAATCCAAGAGATGCAAGTTCCGAACTGTTCCAGAGATTGACGAAAGTATTCTCAGGTCCACTCGTAAACTTCAGAACCCAATCCACCAGAAGACTACGACGTTCTTTGATGGACAAATACGCTTCGCAATTCCGTTCTGCTTCAGGACAACAATTCAAGCGTTCACAGCTTTACGCATTCTCAAACATGCAGAATGCTATTATGATCAACCACAATCGCTCCGAGCGTTATGTGGACTTTGATCAAATGGAGTACACTCCAGAGATTGCTTCTGCACTAGACATTTATGCAGACGAAATGACCACTCATTCCGCACTTCAGCCAATGTTGAATATCAAGTGCCGAAATGATGAAATCAAGGGTATTCTACAATCGCTTTATCATAATGTGCTAAACGCTAACTTCAATCTTTTTGGATGGTGCCGTACAATGTGCAAGTATGGCGATTTCTTCTTGTATCTCGATTTGGATGAGAGAGAAGGTATTACCAGTGCAATTGGTTTGCCTCCTCAAGAAGTAGAGCGCCTAGAGGGTGAAGACAAGACAAATCCAAACTATGTCCAATTCCAATGGAACTCAGCAGGTATGACTTTTGAGAATTGGCAGGTTGCTCACTTCCGAGTATTGGGTAATGATAAATACGCTCCATACGGCACTTCAGTCCTAGAGCCAGCCCGCCGTATTTGGCGTCAGCTAACTTTGCTAGAAGACGCAATGATGGCTTACCGTATCGTCCGTGCGCCAGAACGCCGAGTTTTCAAGATTGACGTTGGCGCTATTCCTCCCAACGAGGTAGAACAATACGTTCAGAAAGTTATCACTTCAATGAAGAGAAACACTATCATGGACGATCAAACAGGTCGTGTAGATTTGCGTTACAATCCTCTTTCTGTTGAAGAAGATTACTATATTCCTGTTCGTGGTGGTTCCTCTACCGAGATCACTTCTCTCCCCGGTGGTACATTCACTGGCGATATCGATGACGTAAAGTATCTCCGCGACAAACTCTTCTCTGCCTTGAAAATCCCTGCTTCTTATATCTCTAGAGCAGAAGGCGCAGAAGAAGATAAGACTACCCTAGCTCAAAAGGATATCCGATTTGCTAGGACAATCCAGAGGCTACAAAGAATCGTCGTATCCGAACTAGAAAAGATTGGTATTATCCATCTTTACACTCTTGGCTTTAGAGGCGACGATCTTGTAAGCTTCTCTTTGGGTCTGAACAATCCTTCTAAGATTGCCGAAATGCAAGAACTAGAACATTGGTCTACAAAGTTCGATGTTGCAAGTAAGGCAACAGAAGGCTATTTCTCCCGTAGATGGGTTGCCGAAAAACTATTCAATATGTCCGAAGAAGAATTCCTCCGCAATCAACGCGAAATCTTCTATGATCGTAAGTTCGACTCGCAGATCAACGCTGTTGCTGAGAAGATGCAAGAAGAGGCTGCTGGACTTGGTGGCCTCGGTGCTGGTCTCGGTGGTGGCGAAGAACTCGGTGCAGGCTTGGGCGAACTTGGTGCTGAAGGCGGTGAAGAAGCCGCTGCACCAGAAGCTGGCGCTGAGGCTCCACCTCCTGAAGAGCCAGCAGCCGAAGAGCCATTACTAGCCGCTCCCGGTGGTGAAGCAGAAGCTCCACTACAAGAGGATGAACATGGCAGCTACAGAGTTGGTCTACACGGAAGAAAGGAATATCTTCGTAAAGGCCCAAGTGGTAAGACATATTACTATGGCGATAAGCCCGGTGGCAGGAACAAAGCATCTGTTGCTAGGCAGAAGAACATAGGTTCGGTTATCAGGCCAGAGGCTCCAATGGGAAGAACGGCTCGTACCAGACTTCCCGGTGCAAAAGAATTGTCTGGACTTGCAACCGGTAAAATCTACGAGAGTGCCGCAACTACTTACCATGAGGAAGAAGCAGAAGTCTTCCGCACACAAAAAGAAATAAACAGACTAATTGAATCATTGGAGAAAAAGAAATGAGATTGCGCCATAATAAGAAAAGAAATACCGCTTTTCTTTACGAACTTCTAGTAAAACAATACGCTATTGCTTCTCTTCAGGAGAACAAAGCACTATGTGCAGAGATAAAAGAAGTTCTTTCTACATTCTTTAGGACAGGTAAGCCATTAGCTAGAGAGCTTTCCTTATATAAGAATCTCTATGAAACCAACAGTATCGATGGTTTTACAGCTATGAGGCTAGTACAAGAAAGCTATAATGCCTACCAGAAATTAGACCTAAAGACATTATTCAATGAACAAACAAAGTTGATCAATTGGATCAACAAGAACGTAGGACAGGATGCTTTCGACACTTTTGTTCCCAACTACAAGACACTTGCTACAATCTCACAAATCTTTGGTGGCGAGTCAGATGTAAAACAAAAGGTTATCTTGGAGCGCAAGCTTGTTGGTACCTTGGTCGAAAGACCACAACAACAGAAGAAAGCTGAGCTACAACCAATCGATAATCTGGTATATCGCACCGTTGTTCAAAACTTCAACAAGAAGTACAACGAGTCTTTGAACGAATCACAACGTAGACTAATTGAAAGCTATGTTATGTCGATCAGCGATGGTGGACTTCAATTCCAAATGAGACTAAACGAAGAGATCCACAGAATAAGAGAAGCAATAACTAGTTACACTAGCACCAATACAGAGACTGCTCAAAAGCTTCAATCGGTTCTACAACTGATCGAATCATTTAGGAAGACTCCAATAAATGAGCAAGTTCTAGAGAAAGTGCTAAAGCTTCAAGCTCTCGTACAGGAGATAACCGAAAATGGCAATAACGATTAAGATTGGTTCTGCTGAGCCACAGAAGATCGAACCAAAAGAAATCGTCAATCTCAAGGTAGCCAAAACCTTGAATGACGATGTTATGATTTTCGATCATGCTGATGTCTACATCGTTATCCAGCCAAAGTCACAGAAGGTTGTTGCCTATGCTAAAGATGTAATGAGCGATTACGTTTACGGCGCTCAGAATAGACTATTCCACTATCTCGCTAAGCGCGGTCTAGTAAGTCCCGAAAGTGTTCAGGGCGGAAACGTATACGATTCAATAGAAGCCAAATACTTTCCTTCTGACAAATACGATGTTATCAAACTATTGATCTTGAACATCTATCGTTTTATTGAAGATGAAAGACCATACTTTGAATTTATTGAAGACTACGAAGATATGATGGTTGATAGATTCACTGAGCCAACAGACGAAGATTCTACAAGACTTGGCGAAGTGCCACAAGCATCCAAGAAGGGAACTGTTGCAGCTTCTCCATTTACTTACGGCAATGCCTACTACTGGCAGTCGTTCACTTACTAATGGAAGAAAGATGCTAGAACTTGCTTGGTTTATTCTCTGTTCTTACGGACTTACTTATCTTGTTGTTTACGCTTCCATTTTCAATTCGATAAGACCAGCAAAAGAATGGCTATATGGTTTTGGTAAGTTATTTCATTGCCCACTCTGTTTTGGATTTCATGCAGGATGGTTTTTGTTTTTACTTTCTCCAAATACCGAACTATTTAGTTTTGACCAAACAATCACAAATTTTTTCATTTGCGGTTGGACTTCAGCGGGGACTTCATACCTACTTAGTATGTTAGTAAACGACGAAGGTTTACGGTTCTCTCATAAATCAATTGACAATAAAGGGGATAAGAAATGAAACTCACTGAAGCTCAACTAAAGGCTATTATTGCCGAAGAAGTACAAGCTGCTATTGAAGAAGGTCTATTTGGTGCCCTCGGTGGTGCCGCCAAGGGTCTCGCATCCATTGGTCGTCAAGCTGCTGGTGCAGTTGGCCGTGCTGCTAGCGCCGCTGGCGAAAAAGCATACGGCGCTCTAGAAAGAGGCATCTCAGCCGGTGAACGTGGTTTGGATGTCGTTGGAAAGGGTCTCGGCGCTGCTGCTGAGAAAGTCGGTAAGGCCGGTGGTGAAGTTCTCGACTCTGCTGCTATGGGTTCACTAAAGGCCGATGTTGCAAAGACAGTCAAAATGGCTACCGCTACTACCAGAGAGCTAACTGGTTACGCCAGCCGCGCTAAGGGTAACGAACAGTTTGCCGCTTTGCTAGCTGATTTTGCTGCTGAGCTAGGCTCTCTCGCTCGCGACGCCCGCGATGCAAAGAAACAAGCCCGCGGCATGTCTAAATTCGTTAGAGAGAAGGGATCAACTGCCGATATTCAAGAACAAATCGTTGAGTCGATTGTTCGTCGTATTGCAAAAGAATCTAAGTGAAAGGAGGTGAGTTATGTGCATGACTGCTAAGTGGATGCTTCAGCCAGTTCGT